AAGAAGTAAAGGAGCACAAAAATGAGCATGATATCAGCCACGACTTTCGGACAGATTACGGAACAAAATAAAAGAGAACAGGAAGAACATAAGGCTTGAAAACAATATTTTACATAGCAATGATTATTATTTTGGTGCTGATGTTAGCATTAGCAGATTGAGGAGGACGTATGGACCCATGGGAGCTGTTCTGCCATCTATGTAAGACAGTAGTGGAGGAGCAAGACGTATATCTGGATGTACTGATCACTCCTGCTGGAGTTGAAATGATGCTTATGCCGATGGGTGACGCAGAATAAGGCTGTTGTAAAAGCATACCATCTGTTATAATAAAACTAACTAAATAACATGAATCTTGAGCCATCACTCTAGTAGTGGTGGCTTTTTTTATTGAAATTTATAGGTGAAAAAATGGCAAAGAAAAAAGGCAGACCTCCAAAAGTACATATTGAGGACCTGATCAATGATGCTGATGCGTACATCGAAAGCGCCAACCCTCCAATATTGGCTGAATATGCTCATTTGCATGGCATTACAAGGCAATATTTGTATGAATTAGCCAACGGAAACAAGGACTTATCTGACACTATAAAAAAGATCAGTGAGGCAAAGGAGATAAAACTTGAGAAGTATGCTCTCAATGGAATATATCAGCCGACCATGGCTATATTCAGTTTAAAGCAACTTGGCTGGAAAGATTCTGCTGATGTAGTGGATGAGAAAGCTATCAAGAAATTAGATTCTATTTTGGGAGTGCTTAGAGATGAGGCTGACCAGCAAACAGAATGAGTATATCAGGAATGCAAATAAAAGACTGAATTTTAAAATCGGAGCAGTACGATCAGGAAAATCTTATGTGGATATGGCGTACACAGTGCCATCGAGGATCAGGCAGGTTGCTGGCAAGGATGGCCTGAATGTCGTTATTGGAGTATCAAGAGATACCATTGAGAGAAATATACTCCAGCCTATGCGAGAGATATACACTGATGCACTGATTGGCACTATTAACAGCAGGAATATAGCAAGAGTATGCGGAGAGGACGTGTATTGCCTTGGTGCTGAGAAAATATCGCAGGTGGCTAAGATACAGGGCTCATCAATCAAGTATTGCTATGGTGATGAGATCGCAAAATGGAATAAAGACGTATTTATGATGCTCCTGTCTCGTCTGGATAAGCCATACAGCAGGATGGACGGAGCGCTTAACCCTGAGTATCCGACTCATTGGTTTAAGGAGTTTATAGACAATCCAGAGATTGACTCATACATCCAGCATTACACAATATTTGACAATCCATATTTGCCGAGAGAGTACGTTGACAACCTGTGCAAAGAGTATGAGGGCACTGTTTATTACGGCAGGCTGATACAAGGTGAATGGACACTTGCCGAGGGTCTTATCTATCCCATGTATAAGGATGCCATTTCTGAGCCTCCAGAGGGCCAAGCAGAGGCTTTTGTACTCTCAATCGATTATGGTACTCAAAACGCATTTAGCGCTGGATTATGGGGCAAATATGGAGATATTTGGTATAGGCTGAGGGAATACTATTACTCAGGCAGAAATACAGGAGTGCAAAAGACGGATGAGGAGTATGGCGCTGACCTTGACGAGTTTATCAAAGGAGTGCCATACGTTGACAGGATAAGGACGATCATTGACCCATCAGCGGCCAGCTTTATAACGCTACTCAAAAAGAGGGGCAAATATCATGTAATACAGGCAAAGAATGATGTGGCTGACGGAATAAGAGAGACTGCCACGGCTATAAAAAAGGGCCTGATAAAGATATCTCCTGAGTGCAAGAATTGGACAAAGGAAGTGCAGGGTTATGTATGGGATGATACAGCCACAGACGACAGACCTGTTAAGATAGATGATCACGCCATGGACGATACAAGATACTTTGTTAAGACCATGAAAATAGCAATACCAAGGCAACAGTACATTTCAAGATTTTAAAGGAGAGGGGCTATGTACACATACCAAGATTTGATTGAGATACCAGAGGATGATGTCATTGGCAGAATGAATTTTGTGCGCAATGTCATTAGCCAGCACAAAGCCAGCGAGCAGTACAAGATGGCTGTTATGGGCTGTGAGTATAACGCAAAAAGAAATACCAGCATTATGAAGTATCAAAAGACACTTAGGCGGCTGGATGGCAGAGAGGTGGCAGATAATTGGTCACCTAACCACAAGACAACAAGGAATTTCTTTGCATACTTTACCACTCAGCAGAATCAGTATTTGCTGGGCAATGGTGTCACATGGAATGAGGAGAGCACAGCGGAAAGGCTCGGTGATGACTTTGATACACAGCTCCAGAGGGCTGGAAAGATGGCTCTTGTGCAGGGCGAGTCTTTTGGATTCTTTAACCTAGATCATGTGGAGGTGTTTGGACTCACAGAGTTTGCACCATTGTACGATGAGGAAAACGGAGCACTCAGAGCAGGTGTTAGATTCTGGCAGGTACATGAGAACAAGCCTCTAAGAGCTACCTTTTACGAGGAGGACGGATATACAAACTATATCTGGAATGAGAGGCAGAGTGCTGACAACAATGGCAATGGCCGCATCCTGACTGAAAAGACCAAGTATATCCTAAAGCTCAGGACAACAGAGGCAGATGGTACAGAGATATACGATGGCGAGAATTACCCAGAATTTCCGATCGTGCCATTATGGGCCAATGAGGAAAAGCAGAGCGAGCTTGTCGGAATACAGGAGCAGATAGATGCATACGACCTGATAAAGAACGGATTTCTTAATGACCTCGATACAGCGCAGATATATTGGATTCTCAAAGGCGCTGGCGGAATGGATGATACAGACCTCGTCAGATTCCTTGATAGGATGCACTCGCAGAAGGTGGCTAATCTTGATGATGACCAGAGCGCAGAGCCTGTGACTGTACAGATTCCATACGATGCCAGAGAAAAGCTCCTGAGCAGGCTTGAAGCTGACTTGTATAAGGACTACATGGCCCTCAATGTTGACGAGATTAAGGGCGGAGCAGTAACCGCCACACAGATAGAGGCGGCATATGAGCCAATGAATTCCAAAGCTGATATGTATGAGTATCAAGTAATCAAGTTTATCAACGGAATCCTTGCAGTGGCAGGAATTGAGGATGAGCCAGCGTTTACAAGGTCACGCCTTGTTAATGTGAATGAAAGTATTGGCACAGTATTGCAGGCGGCTGACCATCTGGATAGCGAATACGTTACAGAAAAGGTGCTCAATCTGCTTGGTGATGGCGATAAGGCCGAGGAGATCATTGAGCGCATGAATGCAGACGAGCTCGATATGGGCGGCAACCTCAAAGAGGAGGAGAGCCCTAATACAGCCAATGAGGATTTTCAAGAGGAAACGATAAGGTAAGCATATGGACAGAGGGCAAAGAGAGACAGAGGCTATTCTCAAACAGATAGAAAAGCGAATAAATCAAGAGTACAAGCAGGCTATTGATGAGATTGAGGACCAGCTCTCTGACTATTTGCGCAGATTTGAAATCAAGGACAAGAAATGGCAGGAATGGGTCGAGTCAGGATACAAGACTGAGGATCAGTACAAAAAATGGCGAATGCAACAGATGGCAGTGGGCGAGAAGTGGAGCGAGCAGAAAGAGCAGATTGCATATGAGCTGGCCCATGTAAACGAGACAGCCAAAGGTCTTGCAAGAATGGCGGCTCCTGAGATATTTGCTGAGAATGCCAATTACTCCACATTCAAGATTGAGAAAGATGCCAAGATTGACACAGGCTTTACCCTCTACTCAAGAGAATCTGTTGCGGAGCTGATAGCTAATGACCCAGAGGTATTGCCGCCTGTTGGTAAGAAAGTGGCCAGAGATATTGCAATGGGCAAGGCCGTGAAGTGGAACAGGCAACAGCTACAATCTGTCATGATGCAGGGAATATTGCAGGGCGATTCCATCCCTAAGTTGGCAACAAGACTTGCCAATACAGTCGGAGATCGTGACAGAAAAGCGGCCATCAGAAATGCAAGGACAATGGCAACAGCCGCACAGAATGCTGGCAGAGAGCAATCATACAAGAATGCACAGGCAAAAGGCATAGAAATGGAGCAAATGTGGATAGCTACATTGGACAGCAGGACAAGACACTCACACAGATGGCTGGATGGCGAGAGAAAACCTGTCGGTGAGCCTTTTTCGAATGGTTGCCGATATCCTGCTGACCCAGAGGGAGCACCATCTGAGATATATAACTGCCGTTGCACACTGAGGGCGGTTGTGAAAGGCTTGGAGAGGCGATCAGGACAGTACAGAGATACCTCTGCAATGGATGGCATGACATACGATGAATGGAGAAATGCCAAGGCCACATCGAATCCGATTACATTACCAGAGGAAAAGGGCAAGGCTATCAAGCAGTCATTTATCAATGAGTATAGAGGACGAAAGACAGGTGCGAGAGCCACAACAATAGCAGACGAGGCTCCTAAAGAGACAAGAGCTGATAGAATAAGGGAAAGTGGCTTACTAAATCGTGATTATCAGGAGCTCACAGAGGCAGATTACAAGGCCATGCTAAAAGAAAGCCTAAAGAATGTCAGCTCGGCGGATAAAAAGCAGATTGCAAAGCATAAAAAAGCAGATGGCACTAATGGCGGATATGTTGCTACGACAAATTATAAGGTGATCAATGATGCTGTGAGAAAAGGCGATATAAAGTCATTGTCGCCAGATGATCAGGCAACCAGAGATGCACTCAACAGAGCCATAAACTCATATGCACTACCTCAAGATACAAAACTGTATAGATATATTCATGCTAAATACTCAATATCTGATGTATTTGGAATTACAGATAAAAAAGGCCAGCCTTTGGGAGAGTGGGATATCCGAGCAGGAAATCGTAAGAGTTTGCAAACAATTGTTGATGCTCTTAACAACCAAGCAGGCAAAGTTATACCTGAGCCGTCAGTGCTTTCAACAAGCGTAATAAGAGACAAAAATGTTGTAAGCTATGACAAACGTGTTAGAATGATTATAGAGGCACCAGAGGGCACAAAATGCTATTTGCCAAACAATAAGAGTGAGTCTGAATGTATACTTGGAGAGAACACAGAGCTTATGTTCAAACAAGCATATCAAATGCCATCCCCTGATGGTGTTGGCCACATTATTGAGATGGTATATACGATCGTCAATGAGGTAAAATGATGGACGAATTAATGAATCTGGCACTTGAGAATAAATGGGATGATGTCATTGGAATATTAAAAAATGAATCGCCATTAACAGCAGATGCTTTTGTTGCAAAGTTTTTTGTAGTTAATGGCAATACATATCCCTATGAAAAATGGACTGATGAGCAAACAAAGGCATTTAAAGAGCTTGATAGTCCTGAGAGGCGCACTGAGTATTATTTGGCTAAAGGTGAGGATAATCTGACTCATGAGGAATGGTTAGATTTTAAGAATTGTAATCCCTAGGTGACGATATGGGCGATGTAAGGATTGAGGATCATTCAAAAGAATACCTGAATCAAGTGGCCAGAGACCTTGAAACGGCTCTGGAGGCTGTTGGCCTACACATAGAGGGCGAGGCCAAGGAGGAGCTTGAGAACACGCCAAGGCGTATTGATACAGGCAATCTCAGAAATAGCATCACACATAGGGTTGTGGATGCAGAAAAGGCCGTGTATATTGGCACGAATGTCGAGTATGCTCTGTATGTGCATGAGGGCACCAGCAGAATGGACCCCAACCGATATCTCAAAAATGCTGTTGATCGTAACAAGGATCAGGTATTAGATTACATAAAAAAGGCCATGAATTGACTATAATTTGTGGCTTTTATATTGAATTTCACAATATCTATTGTTATTATAGAAGTAGGAAGTAATAGGCGTTTAGCCGATATTCCCCACATAAGAAAAAGACAAGCGAATATTTACGTGGACAAAGACCAGCTATCTCGGTAAAGCCGATTCTTTACCTTACACGATACAAACTCTAATCGGAGAGTCTTTCTTCGATTGGAGTTTTTTTATTTGCTTGTCAAAGAGAATTACTGTGCGGATTCCATTAACTGATGATAGCACACAAATATCCTCAGCGATCAAAAATCCTTGATGGCTCAAGTGGTTACAAAAATGCGCACAGAGTTGACAGCATCCTGATTGCTGGCGGCAATGCTTAACAGCTGTCGAGTGTTGCCGCATACATGGTTATAAGCCGAAAGGCATAACATACAATCCTGACTCAAAGCACTGAGGAGGGAGAAAACTACAAATCACAAAGCACTGTGACCGAGGAAAAGGAGTAGAAAATGAGTTTAACACGTAAAGCATTAGTAGCCATGGGTATCGATTCGGAAAAGATAGACCAGATCATTGAGATGCACACTGAGACAGTGGATGCATTAAAGGGCGAAAGAGATAACGCTCTAAGCGATGTCAAGAAGTACAAGGCAGATGCTGACAAGTTGGCTGAGGTGGAGAAAGAGCTTTCAGACTTGAAAGTTAAACAGGGCCAGCCTGATGTCTATAAGGATAAATACGACAAGTTAAAGAGTGAGTATGAGGCCTACAAAGGCGAGGTATCAGCCAAGGAAACAAAAGCCGCTAAGTCAAAGGCATACAGAGAGATGCTAAAGGAGATCGGTATATCAGAAAAGAGGCTCGATTCCGTGATGAAAGTAGCAGACCTTGATTCCATCGAGCTGGATGAGAATGGGGCCATAAAAGACGTGGATGGGCTCAAAAAGAGCGCTAAGGATGAGTGGTCAGATTTCATCGTTAGTGAAGGGCAGAAAGGTGCGCAGACACCTACGCCTCCGTCAAATATTGGCGGCAACAAAATGACCAAAGAGCAGATTATGAACATTAAGGATGCCGAGACCAGACAGCAGGCAATGCTGGACAACAGGGAGGCATTCGGAATCTAAAAAGGAGAACAATTATGGGCGCAGAAGATAATGTAATTAAAGCCGCTGACCTCAAGAAAGTCAGAGAAGTTGATTTTACCCAGCAGTTTGCACACAACAGCCTTGCAAAGCTGATCGAGGTTCTTGGTGTAACAAGAAAAATCCCTATGATGGAGGGCTCAACAATGTACCTTTACACCATCAGCGGTGAGCTGGTTAATGATGGTGTAGTTGCAGAGGGAGATGTTATTCCGCTTTCAAAGTATGAGGAGGTAAAGACTCCTGTAGGAGAGATCACTCTCAAGAAGTGGAGAAAGGGCGTTACAGCAGAGGCTATTAAGAAAACAGGCTTTAACAACGCCGTAACAAACACAGATTCAAAGCTCCTCAAGGATGTACAGGCAGGTGTCAGAGCTGATTTCTTTGGCCTGCTCAACAACAGCATCACAGGCTCAACATCAATCACAGGTGCTGGCTTGCAGGAGGCTCTTGCAAATGCATGGGCACAGTTACAGGTTAAGTTTGAGGATGATACAGCAGAGGCTGTTTACTTCCTTAACCCTCTCGATGTTGCTCCATACCTTGCAAAGGCAAATATCTCAACACAGACTGCTTTTGGCATGAATTACGTTGAGGACTTCCTTGGCCTTGGTACAGTGATCATGTCCTCAAGAATTACACAGGGCACATTCGTTGCAACAGCAAAGCAGAATATCGTTATGTACTATCTCACAATGAGTGGAGACATTGCACAGGCATTTGACCTCACAACAGATGAGACAGGATACATCGGTATCAAGTCAGGATACCAGAATGAAGAAAGAGCACAGATCGAGTCACTTGTAATGTCTGGCATTCAGTTCTTTGTAGAATATGCCGCAGGCGTTATCAAGGGCGAGATTGACGATTCTTTTTAACTGACCTCACTGTGTCTCCCGATGCTGACGATATGACATATCCTTGGACGGCCCTGACACCAGCAGACTTCCAGAGCGATATCGCAGTAAACGATAGTGAGGTTACAGGAGAATTAAAGTTTATTGAGGGAGGCCTTGCACCTAGCGGACCACTTGCAGGCGATGGATATTTCCTTGCACTCAAGTTTAGCAACTTTGCAGAGGGGCTCACCTATGAAAACGTAAAAGTTGGCCTGATTCCAAGCTCAACAGGCATGGCACCTGTTACTCTTGATTCTGACAAGGATTGTGTATTTAAGATCACAGACCCTCAGAGCCAGAAAGTAAAGGTTGTACAGGCTGACAATGCAGGTCATAAGAATGTCCAGCTCTTTGGTCTGTCAGGACTTGTGCTGGATGATGGTACAGGAGCCTAAATATGTACAGAGTAAAAAAGCATTTCACAGATTTGCAGGATAACAGATATGCCTATCATGAGGGAGACATTTTCCCTCGTGAGGGACTTGAGGTAAGTGCCGAGAGATTGGCAGAGCTTGCAGGTACAAAAAATCGTAGAGGTATCTCACTGATCGAGGAGATTATTGATGAGCCACTACCTTTTACCGAGGAGCCAGAGGAGGCCGCAGAGGTCGCTGAGGAGCCTAAAGAAAAGCCAAAGCCAAAACGAGGCAGAAAGAAAGGGTAAATTAAAATGCTGACCGAGCTGTGTGGATACTTAAAAAATTGGTTTGTGGACACGATGCTGTATGGCGATTTCAAGATCGTCAATGGCGTTTTGACCTTTGCTAATGGTGACGAGATTCCATTGCAGAGCGGTCAGTATTTTCGCATTATGGGCTCTGTCTTTAATGACGGAGTGTATAAGTGCGATTGGATTGAGCCTGATGAGGACTTTGAGCCTGCAATGGGTGATGAGGAATTTAATGGCTCAGTCTGGACCATGAAAGTGCCTCCTGAGGTTATTAAGATAGCCACAGATATTGAGGCATGGCAGGCCAAGTATGAGGGCGCTGACAGCCCTATGATGAGCCCATACAGCTCAGAGTCCTTTGGCGGCTATTCCTATTCAAAATCAGCAGGCAATACGGCTGATGGAGGAAATGGTACAAGCTGGCAGAGCGTATTTGGCAGTAAATTAGCAAGATTTAGGAAGGTATAAAATGTCACTGTTAAGCGAGGCAATGGAAAAGTGCATCATAATGGATAGGGCATCACGATCAGACGGACGTGGTGGATTTGTCTATGAGTGGACCGATGGAGCTGAGTTTGATGCGGCTTGCGTGTTTGATTCATCAATGCAGGCAAGAGTAGCAGAGGCCGCAGGTGTAAAGGCCCTGTATACCATTACAACGGCCAAAAACGTCAATCTGCAATACCATGATGTGTTTAGGAGAGCATCTGATGGGAAGGTGTTTAGAGTCACATCGGATGGAGACGACAAAAGGACACCTGCCAGCGCCACACTGAACATGAGACAGGTTACTGCCGAGGAATTTAACCCAGCGGAGTGATGTTATGGATAAATGGCAAGCACAGCACGAGTTTTGGAATTCATTTGGAATTCCAGCATATGAGGAGCATAGCGTCCCTGATGATGCCCCATTCCCAAGGATAACATACGAGGCGGCAATGAGTACCTTTGAGAATCTGGTATCAATAACCGCATCAATCTGGACACGGACAACCTCATGGGAGACAGCCGATGTATTAGCCAATACTATCGAGCAGTACATCAAGGGCATGGGATGTCCTGTAATAGATGGCGGAAGGTACAGAGTCTATATAGGCGATACAACCTTTGCACAGAGAATGGACGACCCACAGGACGACCAGATTAAGCGGATAGTTTTAAATGTAACGTTTGAATACATGACTAAATAAAGGAGATAAGATCATGGGAAGATTTACAGTGATAGCTAATGATGCATTCGATGCATTACAGGTTGATGCTGGTGTACTTCTTACATCATTCGACCCAACAAACCCATACCAGACTCCTCAGAGTGAGGACATTCTGGCAACCACAACAGGAGGCATCAATCCTACTTGTGCACCAACATACTCAGATTATGGCGAGGATGTTGATAACGTGCCTAATAACATGATGGAATTCAAGCACCTTGACGGATGGGAGGCAAAAATGTCTTTCTCATCAATCAAGTTTAATGCCGCAAATACAAAGTGGGCTCTTGGTGCGGCTGATACAGAGCTCCTTGCAAACGGAGTTACAAAGATCAAGCCAAGAAAAGACGTAAAGCTCACAGACTTTGCAGACCTCTGGTGGGTAGGTGACAAGGCCAATGGTGGAGCATATGCAATCAAGCTCCTCAATGCACTTTCAACAGGTGGCCTTAATATCCAGAGCTCAAAGAATGGTAAGGGCACAAACTCCATCGAAGTAACAGGCCACGTATCTATCAATGCGCAGGACGTAATGCCTATGGAGATTTATGACATTCCGCCAGAGGATGCACCTGTTTATCCAGACCTTACTCTTGACAGAGCGAATGTAACACTTGATGAGGGCGAGAAAGCACAGCTTACAGCAAAGACTACACCTGCTGGACAGACAGTAACATGGACCACAAGCGACAGCGAAGTAGCCACTGTATCTAATGGAGAGATCACAGGTGTTGCAGAGGGTACAGCTGTTATTACAGCTTCAATGACCTATGAAGGTGTAACATACTCAGACACCTGCAATGTAACAGTGGAAGCAGGAGCGTAAAAGGAGAATAAATGAGCGAATTAAAGACATTAGCAACTTGTAAACCCAGCGAATTCTTAAAGCAGACAAACCGAATCAAGAAATCGGTAGAGAAATGGCTGACAGATACGGATATTATGAACATCCGAAAGAGGGTTGCAACACTTGAGATGGCCCCACATGATGCCACAGCAGAAGAAAAGGCGGCAGTGGAAGATCGCAACAAAATAGCGGTGCGGTCACAGGCCCTCAAGAATATCTCAGCTATGTGGGAGGCAATATCAGAGATTCATCCTGATGAGACATTGGAGATCATAGCGCTGTGCTGTTTTATTGAGCCAGCAGAAATCGATAATTATGAGATGAGAGACCTGCTGATGGCTTTTAATTCCCTCATAACCGATAGTGCGGTGGTTGGTTTTTTTACTTCATTGGCATCGCTGGCTCAGATGGGTATTTCAGGTGCATCGAAAGCATAAATCTTGAGTTATTGGAATTATTTGGGCGAGGATATGTGATTGAGCATTGTGTATCCTCGCTCAAGTCAGATAATGAGGAAAAATCATTCAAGATATACCTTACAGATGCACTTATGGCGATTGCTGACAACACAACACACCTAGTTGGAGCTGGTGGAGTTGTGGACTATGGCAGAACAATCAAAACACGCTGGATTGATTTGGTTGAATCGCCGCCAGAAGTACCTGACGAGCCAGAGGACGACAGACCGAGCGAGGAAATCGCATCGGATATTTGGGAAAGAATAAGAGGTCACTAAATGGCATTTGATGTAATGAGTGTATTTGTCAAAATAGGTGCAGATACAGAAGGGCTTGAAAGTGGTCTGTCTAAGGCTAAGGGGATGGTCTCTGGCCTCGGTAATGTAGTAGGCGCAGGCATGAAAGCCGTTGGCACAGCCATTGCAGGAGCAACAGCGGCTGTTGGAGCACTTGGTGCGGCGGCTTTAAGTAGTTATTCCAACTATGAGCAGTTAGTTGGTGGCGTAGATAAGTTATATGGCACTGCATCAGGAAAATTGCAGGAATATGCTGACAAAGCATTTCTGACTGCTGGAATGTCAGCAAATTCATACATGGAGACCGCAACATCATTTAGTGCGGCCCTCATAAATTCGCTTGGTGGCGATGTAGATGCGGCGGCTGATATG